GTGTCGCAACCAGCAGCTTGTGCTTGTTCTATATACCAATCAATAAATTCTTCGCAATCTTCGTTATGTATACGACTGTTACCTTTCAGACCAAAATGAATGTCTGTAAATACCGCAGCTTTTTTAAACAAATTTAGTTCTCCATATGTACATGTACTAGTATATAGTAAAACGCAACACCTGTCAACCGTTTATTTAGGTTTGTATTCTGTAAACTGTGTAGGTGAAGCATCTTCGTTTCTCTTAACACTTGCTTCCCATTCTCCTTGATTCTGTCTAGTATAACTTGGCGACAAGTCATTCATTTCCAAAATATCATCTCGAATGTTTTGATTACGCTTTTCGATATTAATAACACGAACAAAACTATTAGTAACAGCCGCAGTATAGTATGCAAAAGGATTGTCTGACTTGGATTCGTCAAATTGCAAACCAATTTGTGCTAATTGTAGTATTGCTTGTCCTTTCATTTCGTCATTATACGTATAACCGCGAACATTGCCACGAGTTGCATACCGATCAACAAGCTTTAACCACATTAGTGCAAGTGTATTAGTTGCTTTACCATGTTGATGACTAAAATGTCCGTTATCCATGCCACCTACCCAATGACTTTTGCCAACTAGGATAATTTCGCCTTCTTCATTGTATTTGTAATGATGGAACGGTGGAAAAGGAAGCTTAACTCTAGTATCAGCAACAGTCTTTGGGTTCTTTTTACGACCTGGCTCTTCAGGAATATGTTCAAACGTCATTACTCGGAAGATTAATTCTTCTTTTGTAATTTCGGTATATAGTGTTTCGCACTCTGCTTGCTTAACCTTTTCACCAAGCTTCTTTCGTCGGTCATATTCGGCAGAAGACATTTTTTTTGCCTTATTGCGTTTTGCTTCTGTAACAGTTAGACGGTTTATTTTGTCTACACTTGCCAAAATAATGTCATACTGCCCGTATTCAGGCGCAAGGAAGCTATTAAATTGGTTTTTTGATTTATGTATTTCTTTAAGTATGTCTTTGTTATTTAAATAATTCTTAGGGCGCATATTATTCTCCATTTGTTATACTTATTATAAACTACTTACTTAATTTTGTCAACTAAATAGTAGTATAGGAGACAAAATAAATTATGGCCTTTTCAATAAAATCTTCAGCTTCGAATTTTATGAGCAGCATTGTAAGCGATGTAAAAAGCAAAGTTCAAGGTGCTGCATTGGATGCAGTAACACAAAAACTCGGAAGCCTTGGCCCGCTAGGAAAATTAGCAGCTAATTTTATTAACGAAACTGCTGGCTTTGGCAATGACGGCAGAACAGTCTCGCGAGCACTTATTTCTTCTAACATTACAAATACAGAAACCGGCGACTGGAGAGTTAGTATAAGTGTTCCTTCCCTGTTTCACGTTGGAAATGTTATTAAGCCTTTGCTAGATAACGGATCAAATCCAAACGCAACAGGAAATAGAATGATATTTCCGTTTAACCCTACAGTATTATTAAGTCACAGTGCAAACTATGCTGCTGTGCAGCCAACGCATACAAACTATGTGTATAATGCATATGAAAGTAGTCAAGTAGATGCAATTACACTTACAGGCGAGTTTTTTCAAGAAAATGAAAACGATGCAAGATATTGGATTGGATGTTTGCACTTTTTAAGAAGTGCAACAAAGATGTTTTACGGTAATAGCAAGCCATTAGGTGCTCCACCAGTTGTATGCAGATTAAATGGCTATGGTAAACATGTATTAAATGATATACCTGTAGTAATAACAAACTTTACAACTGACTTGCCAGTTGATGTTGATTATATTGAGTGTGCAATAGATGGACACACTAACTATGTTCCTACACAAAGTTCGATTACAGTAACATTACAGCCGCAATATGCAAGACGTTCGCAAGCAGGCTTTAGTTTAAATAAATTCGCCAGCGGTAACCATACTGGCGGCGATGAGGGATTTGTATAATGAGTAATGGTTTAAGTCCGTATGCAGCTACACCGATAACTTCTACTGGATATTTAGATGTATTGGTACCGCGTCCAGTACCTATAAGCGGTAAAGATATTTTGTTTACAATAACACCTGAATATACATACCGTCCTGATTTACTTGCGCACATTGTATACGGTAGGAAAGAATTATGGTGGGTATTTGCCCAGCGTAATTTAGATATTTTAAAAGATCCAGTATTTGATTTTGTAGCAGGAACAAAGATATATATTCCTGACGAAACATCACTCAGAACTACGTTGGGAATCTAATATGCCAGCTATTAAATTAAAAGCAGCAGTTACAAGTGCAGTCAACAGCTCGGTTAACACAGCGATTAGTACAGTTAGTGCAAAAGTCGGTGCATCTATTAATACTAAAATACCCTCTCCTGGCGGATCATTAAGTGCTAATAAATTCGGTGCAGCATTAAAAGGCGCAGCTATAGGGGCCGTGCTTGACGGTAAAAAAGGCGCAGCTATAGGCGCGTTACTAGGCGGCAGCGGCTTGCTAGGACTAGCTGAAAATAAACTAAAAGGATTAATAGGAGGCGCTCCTGAACTTTTAGGTTTAAAAGGACCTGCTTTAAAAGTAGTCGAACGAGGAGCAGCTGAACTTCAAGGTATTGTCGGAGAACAATTTTCTCTAACAACTAGTCAATACCAAAGTACAAAGAATAATACGTTATTTAATTATATCGATGACGGCCCAGTAGATGTGTACAACGGCAATGATACTTCGTCGAGCAAAATTCCAAACCCGTTAAGAAAATACGAAAGCTTTAACTATAAAATTACGTTAGGAATACTTGACACTGCTGAATATAATAATCCAGACTTATACAGAGATGCCGGCGGCTTTAAGAATTATATAATACAAAGCAGCGGCGGCGACCTAGGCAAACGATATCAAGTGTTTGATGAACACGCTGGCAACGTTGCAGCAAATCATCACCAGGACGGATCACAAACACACGCAGAATATTATATTGATGATTTAAACGTCGATGCAGTTGTTGCTCCAAATCCAAATACTAGAGTTGCATTAGGCACATCGATAGAGTTTAATGTACTTGAGCCATATAGCATGGGCAACTTTATACAAGCTATCGTCGGCTCAGCGTCTACAGCAGGATATAAAAATTATCTAGACGCTCCGTTCTGTTTAAAGATTGAATTTATAGGATGGGAACCCGAAACTTCAGAAATTAGAACGTCAGTTATTAATCCTTATGAAGATCGCCCTATCTTTATGCCAATTAAATTTATTAATATGGATTTTAAGGTGTCTGGCCAAGGCAGCAGTTATGCAGTAAAAGCAATACCGATGAGTGAAGCAGGACTATCAGATAAAATTAATAAAATAAAAACCCCAGTTAAAACATCAGGAACTTTTTTACATGAAGTTCTTGAAACAAATGATAATTCTTTAACATCAGCAATAAACGGACACTTACAAGATATGGAATTTTCGGGTGCAATGGCCCCAGGCGACAGATTCCTTGTAACCTTTCCTAAAGAGAGACGCATGCTACTCGATGCATTACATAAAGGAGTAGTTACAGACACTGCATTTACTACATCACCAGAAGAACTTGCTCAACAAAAAGCAGGAAATGCAGGTCCTGATGACGGCTTACGCGGCGCTCAATATTCTACAAAAATTATAACAATTAAACCTGCATCGTCTACTTATGAAGTGTTAAAAACATTTGCTGAAGATATTTCTTTAATGAATGCAATTGGAACTAGCTCACTTAATGAAGATACTAATGCAGCAGGAAACAAAAAAGAAGCTGATCCGATACAAATAATTAATCCAGACACAGGCAAATCTGATCGCAGCGCATCAGATGCTCAGTCAGCAGATAAAGCAAGAGAGTATATGTTTTCTCAAAATGAGAAAATTACTAGCATTATTGAAAAACTAGTAGTCCAAACAGAGTATGCCGCTGAGAACTCCACAGAAGAATCTGAAAACGGATTAAATAAATGGTTTAAGATTAACACATATGTATTCATTGATGATGGCGAACTTTCTGAATTACAACAAGGACAAAAGCCTAAAGTTTATGTGTATAGTGTTGAGACTTACGAAGTAGACTCTGCCGTTACTATCGGACATAATAAAACTCCTAAAAACACTGTTGGGCTAACAAAGGAAGCTGTTAAGGAATACAACTACATTTATACAGGAAAAAACGAAGACATTTTAAGCTTTGATATTAACTTTAATAATGCATTTATGTCTACTGCATTAGCAAGCTATGGAGCAGGCGCTGGACCAGTTGCTGATGTAGACTCTGGAACAATCACTAAACCAGCGCAACCTGGAGCAGGACCAACTACTGACAATGATGCAACAACCAAAGAAGAAGCTAGCGGAGGCACCCAAACAGACACTGCCGTAGCTCTTCCTGCTGGAACATATAGCTCGGACATACGCAGACAAGTTGCTGAAATGTTTCATGACAGAATTACAAACTTACCAATAGACATGATATCTGCTGAGATGGAAATTTACGGTGACCCGTTTTTCATCCCGCAAGAAATAGGAAACTACGTAGCAAAAACAGGATTTAATCCTAATATTACCGCTGAAGGTACTATGCCATATCATAAAGGACCAGTATTTCTTGATGTAAACTTTAAAACACCTTTTGATTATCAAATTAAAGGAGCAACAATGGAAATGCCACAAATTGTTCCACAGTTTAGTGGGTTATTCCAAGCTTGGGCAGTTACAAATTCATTTAGTAAAGGTCAGTTCAGACAAACTTTAAAACTAATAAGACGTAAAAAGCAAAATGATGCAGCAACATCAGGCAACAGTGCCTTTGTTAGTGTAAATGGTGATGTAAAGAACGGCAAAACTCAAGTTAGGAGTGACGGAACAGTCGGCGCCATAAGACCAGGAATAGATTGCATTCCTGCGCCTACACAAGATGATGTTAGGAATATTAACCCAACCATAGCAGCAGACGTAACTGCTAAAGAAATAAATGCATTGCAACAAGTAGAAAATCTTGTAAAAGATACATTTGGCAATATAAAATCTGAAGTAGCTGGCGTAGACTTTGGTTTAGTGAAGGCTGTAGATTTAAGTAAAATTATTCCAAAAGCAATAGGCGATGTAGCATTTGGCGCAATCGCTAGTAAAATACCTGGAGTTGGAGGACTTGCTATTGCATCACTTGCTAGTGATGCAATAGGCGGCATTGGAGTTGCTGCATCAGGAGGTTACACTCCTACTGGTCTCCAAGCTAGTCTTGCAACCGCCCAACTCAATACTAATGCAGTAACAGCTTCACTTGCTGTAAATAGTAAAAACGTTGCTAGTACACAAATAGCAGCAGTTTCAAATGCAGGCAAAGCTAAAGTTAAAGGGATATTAGGATCTACATAAATGATTGAAGAAGACGAAACACCAGAAACTATTGGCGCACAAACAGAGCAAGGCGATGCAGTTCCGTGGAGTAGTGCAGATGGATGGCGAAACGAAAATAATACTTTAGTTTATCAAACTCTTGACGATGCCCAATTGTCTTGGGACGGTAGGAGCATTAGAATATTTATAGTAGTAGATCCAGTCGACGTAACACTTAATAATGTCACTTGGTCTACTAATGACCAGTGGTATGTTGGAGAAACAGTATATACAACAGGCGGCACTTTAAACGGTTACTTTAGGCCATTACACCAGTGGTTGAAACGCCTAGATCCAGATGCTTTAAAAATACAGTTAGCGACACCTGAATTACTGAAAATAGCTAAATTTTCTGAAAAACAAGTAGTATACCTTGCTAACGGTGTTCCTGTGTTTAAGCCACTTACCAGTTTGAGTAACGAGCGTCCTGTAACTGAAAAAAGTTCTACTTCTAGTACAGCAGGAGTAACAATTGACACTTCTGTTACTAATATTGCGAAGAATGCAGGCACTTCGACAATAAGCGAAGTAGTTGTTGGAAAAATTCCTAGTGTAGATATAATTAAAGGAAAGCTTCAGGATAAAGCAAAGTCACTTCTTAACGACAAGTTAAGTGCTTTTGGTGGCATAGGCGAATTAATTCCAGGAGCAATATTACCTGGAGAGGAAGGTCTTCCTCCGTGTTTACCAGAGAATGCTCCTGGAGTAGATAACACAGTAACAAAGGTTCTTGGACCAGACGATGCAATATCTGCATTACGCACTAAAGCAGCAGAAACTGCCTCAACTGCGCTAGACGCATTTGGCGGCGCAGGTCCTGACTTTCCAGAAACTGTTAAACCTAATACAGTAACAACAGATACAGTGGACACATCGGCAACTGATAACCAATCGCCAAGCGTATATAAATATGAGCCACTTAAAGCAGGATTTGACAGATACGATTTCAACACAGGCAAAAAAGTGGTTACGATTTAACCTTAATAATATAGGACTACAATAAATATGGCAACGGGAAATTATACAAGAACAGCAGCAGGTATGACCACTGGATTTAAAGATTCAGGACCATACGAAGCTATTGTAGTTAACAACCTTGACACTCGATATATGGGTGGTCTAACTGTTGAACTACTAAAGTACACTAGTTCCGCTGGTACTCCAGAGCGCACTGGACAGTTGTTAAATGTTAGATATTTAAGCCCGTTTTATGGAGTAACTCCTAATGCAGCACTTACAGCAAATGACGGATATGAGCATACACAAAAAGCATACGGTATGTGGATGGTACCGCCAGATGTAGGAACCAAAGTACTTGTTATGTTCGCAGAAGGAAACGCAAACTTCGGTTATTGGATCGGATGTATCCCTGCAGATTATATGAACTTTGCTGTTCCAGATGGTAAAGCGTCTACACAAAATACAACAGGAATCACGCCTCCAAACTTAAAAGGAAGAAAACTTCCAGTAGGCGAATATAACAAAGCAATTGAAACTGGAGCAAAAGTAGATCCTACACTGTTTAACAAGCCCTACAATAAAGACTTCACAGAAACATTAGAAGTACAAGGTTTATTAAATGACGAATCTAGAGGGACAACTACAAGTAGTGCTAGGCGAGAAATGCCAAGTATGGTATTTGGTATTAGTTCTCCAGGCCCTAAAGATTACAGAGATGGTGCGCCTTCTATGGAAATTGGCAGCACCGGTTCGAAAGTTAAAGTTCCTTCCAATAGATTAGGAGGATCGGCATTTGTAATGGACGACGGAGATGAAAACTTTGTCCGTGCAACACATGCTGAAGAAGGACCTCCGATCTACAAAAATAAAGGTGCTACACCGCCCGAAACTGGAGGCGATAATACAATCCCACAAAATGAATTATTTCGTTTAAGGACTAGAACTGGTCATCAGATATTAATGCATAATTCAGAAGATTTGATCTATATCGGTAATGCTAGAGGCACTACTTGGATCGAAATGTCTAGTGATGGAAAGATTGATATTCATGCACAAGACAGTGTTAGTATTATGACTGAAGCAGATTTAAATATTACTGCCGAACGTGATATAAACTTAGAAGCTGGCAGAAATGTTAATATTAAAGCTGCTGGTAGAGCCGAAGGCAATGATGTCGGCAGAGTACAAATTGAATCTAAAAACGACTTTAATTTACTAGTAGGACAGGATAGTAAAATTACTGTAGGAAAAAATCACTCTATAAAAGTAAAAGAATCTCACTATATTGATACTAATAAAACGTTGCATATTAAAAGCGGTAAAGATAATAAGTTAACTGCTGAAGGTTATACACATATTAAAAGTGGCCGAGATCATAGAGAAACTGCTACAAAAATACACATGAATGGACCGAAGCAACCAGCATCTACTGCAAATCCAGCGCAAGAAGTTGAACAATTAAACACAGTTACCTTGCCAAGAGTACAAGCAGGCGGCGCAATAAGCGGATACGAGTCTATTCTAACAAGAGCACCGCAACACGAACCGTGGCCACACCATGAAAACTTAGATCCGGCATCATTTAAGACAGTACATACTGATAGAGAATCGCCAGGCCCATTGCCATCAGCAGATCGAATACTCACTCCTGATACGTTTGATAAAAATTTACAAGGTCGAATTTCTACTAGTGCATATGTCGCTGGTAGCGGTGGCAATATTACCACTGGACATAGTTCAGGTGGAACTGGACATGGACAATCACCAGTACCGCAAGGTGAATATACAAGTAACTTTGACTTTGATTCAGAATTAGGTTCATTAAGTGCAAAATATGAATCTTGGGGCAATCCTGCAACAGTTGGATGGGATAGTACTGGAGGCTATAGTTACGGAACTTACCAATTCTGTCGTGGAACAATGGGAGATTTCCATAAATGGTTATCAGTAAATCATCCTAGTTTAGAATCGCAATTAAAAGAAGCAGGCGGAGCATCGGCAGCGTTAGCAGGAACACAGGCATACAAAGCAGCTTGGAAACAAGTTATGAGCTCTGCATTAGGAGTGGAAGCACAACACAACTATGCAGTACTTAAATATTATATTCCGTCTTATAAGAAAATTACAAATAGAACTACACTTGATACTAACCTACGATCTGAAACCGTAAAAAATGTTGTATGGTCTACTTCTATTCAACATGGTGTAGGCGGCTCAGGAACTGTATTTAAACGAGCACTTGCTAGTTTAAGTTACCCGCCCACCCCAATAAGCATAGCTGAGCCAACTGATGCAGCAATAATTAGAGCAGTGTATAATGAGCGTAGAGCAGATAATGGCATGCGATACTTTAGAAGTAGTACATCTTCTGTTAGACAAAGTGTTGTTAATAGAATGCATAATGAAGAAGCAGATGCACTACGTTCTCTAGAACAAGAAATTCTTATAGCACAAAACAATCCGCCAACATCAGAACCGTCAGATAATAGTGCTGCTACAACCACAGTATCGCAAACTAGTGGCACAGCATAAAGGGTAAATACAGTATGAGTCAATTAGAAAAAAATCTATACAAAAGAGTAACAGTAAATGCACCCACTGAGACAGCAAGTTCTGGTAGAAAATATAGAGGCTTCTCTACAGTTGCAGATACTAAAAGTTTTAGCATATATGACTTTGAACTTATTAAGCAAGACTTAATAAACCACTTTCACATACGTCAAACTGAAAAGTTAAGTGATCCTACATTTGGTACTATTATTTGGGATATTTTGTATGAACCGTTTACTACCGAAGTACAAGAAGCAATTATAGAAGACGTTACCCGTATTATTAATTATGATCCTAGAATACAAGCAAGTGCTATTGAAATTGATACTTATGAACAAGGTATTCAAATAGATTGTACTATATCTTTTCTTCCATTCGGTGTAACGGATCAATTGCGCTTTAAATTCGATAAAGACAACGGTTTACTCCAAGCATAGAAATTAAATACACACATTATCATTTCAGGTAAATACATTAGTAAACAAGGAAACTGATATGTCTGCAAATGATCGACAGTCGAGGCTCTTAGTAGCTGAGGACTGGAAAAGAATATACCAAAGTTTTAGAAACGCTGATTTCCAAAGCTATGATTTTGATAATCTAAGACGCACAATGATTAATTATCTGCGTCAAAACTATCCAGAAGACTTTAACGATTACATCGAGTCAAGTGAATATCTTGCGCTAATTGATATGATTGCTTTCCTTGGGCAAAACTTATCATTCCGTATTGATTTAAACGCTCGTGAAAACTTCCTTGAAACAGCAGAGCGCAGAGAAAGCGTATTGCGTTTAGCACGTATGCTGTCTTATAATCCTAAGCGTAATCAAGCAGCAAACGGATTACTTAAATTCGATACAATTAAAACAACTGAAAATCTTTTAGATAGTAATGGTTTAAACATGTCAGGAATTACTGTTAAGTGGAATGACCAAACTAACACAAACTATTTTGAACAGTTTGTTAAGATTATGAATTCAGCATTGCCGTTGTCGAACTCAATTGGCAATCCTTTAAAGTCTGCATTAATCGCAGATGTACAAACACAAAAATATCGCATAAATGCTACAAACACTGGTATAGCAGTATATCCGTTTACTAAGCGTATTGAAGGCACAACCACACGTTTTGAAGTAGTAAGTACTGATATATCAACAGACGATATAATTGAAGAAGCACCATTACCAGGCAACAGTCCTGCATTTTTGTTTAGAGATGATGGTCAAGGAGCTGGTAGTACTAACACAGGATTCTTTATGCATTTCCGCCAGGGCAAGATTGAAACAGGAGATTTTGCAGTAGCTAATCCGACACCTAATCAAGCAGTTCAGATTGATGCACAGAATATTAATGATAGTGATGTTTGGCTGTTTTCAGTAAACAGCGCAGGCTATGAGAACAACGAATGGACAAAAATTGACTCTACAGAAGGCAACAATGTTATCTACAATAGTTTGTTTAATAAAACTAGAGATGTATTTGCAGTAACTACACGTATCGGTGATAGAATTAACTTAGTGTTTAGTGACGGCGTATTTGGTAATTTACCAGCTGGAGACTTTAGAGCATATTATAGAACTAGTAATAACGTAAGAAGTGTAATAACTCCTAGTGCAATTAGTACAGTAAGTATTGATATACCATATCAGTCAAGAAATGGAACAGCGCAAACTCTTACCATTGGACTTAAATTAAACTATACTGTAGCTAACGGTGCTGCAACAGAAACTAATGCAGAAATTAAGCAAAATGCACCTGCAACTTATTACACACAAAATAGATTAATTACAGGTGAAGATTATAATATTGGGCCTTTAGCAATTAGTCAAGATATTATTAAGACTAAAAGTTCAAATAGAATTTCGAGTGGTATAAGTCGATTCTTTGACTTGAAAGACGCCAGCGGCAAATATTCAAACACTAGCCTGTTTGCTGATGACGGTGTAATTTATAAAGAAGAGTTTGATGAAAAACAAACATTTACATTTGCAACTCAAACAGATATTGAAGGTGTAATATATAATACTATTGAATCTATTTTAAGTAATATTAGCACACAAAACTTTTACTTTTCAAAGTATCCAAAAATTATTGTTAGTGACCTCGGCGCAACTTGGGCACAATCAACTACAAGCACAAATCAATCATTAGGGTTATTACAAGATGTTGACAGCAACTCTTATACAGTAGGTACATTTACTGCAAACAGTTTGCGCTTATTAGAAGCTGGAACAATGTTAAAGTTTGTTGCTCCAACAGGTAAACACTTTATGCCTAATGGTACTTTAATGACCGATGGTGCAAGTGATCATTTAGGTAAAACATCATATAAGTGGTCAAAGGTAGTGTCTGTAGTAGGCAATGGAACTGTAATAGACGAAGATGGTATTGCTCCTATAGTACTTAATGATATTATTCCTACAGGAGCAATATTACAACAGGTTATACCTAATTATTCTAAAGTATTAATTAATGATATTAAAACTCAGTTAGTTGACCAGGCATTTAACTACCACGACTTTGCATTACGTTATGACCAGTATGACAGGCAGTGGAAACTAATATTAGACGAAAATATTAATACATTAACTACATTTGCTACAGGTAAAGCGGGTGATATCACTGGCGCAAATTTAGATGCTAGTTGGATGTTATACTTTAAAACTGATGGCGAAAAATATACTATTACATATCGCAATTTAAGATATGTAATGGAAAGTGCAGACGAAATTAGATTCTTCTTTGACAGTGCTGATAAAGTGTATGATCCGACTACTGGACAAATTGTTAGAGACAAAATTGATATATTAAATATTAACCGTAAACCAGGCGCATTAACTCCATTTACAAGAGACTTTAATTGGACTATTACAGATGCATATCGAGATACAGAAGGATACTTGGATAGTCGTAAAATACAAATTCAGTTTATTGATTTAGACGATGACGGTGTTGTTGACGATCCTGATATTTTTGAGCAAATAGTAGGTGAAGAAGATACAACTATTCTTACAAAAGACAAACTAGTATTTCAAAAGAAATACACAACAACTGACGGTGTAGAAGATTTTAAATATTTTGCAAACACAACTGCTGAAATTATTGTAGTACAAAACGAAGCAGCTATTGCACCTTATAGTACTAGAGTTGAAGGACAAATATTTTACTTAATTAACGAAGCTATATTTAGAAAGCTTAATAAAACACTAAACAATACAGCAATTAATACAGACTATAAAGCATACTTTGGCAGAGCAGATTTAAAATTCCATTATATTCACGTTGCTGATAGCGGATATAGAATTGACCCAAGTGCAAGTAATATTATTGACACTTACATTTTATCGAAAACGTATGATACACAAGTAAAACAATATATTAGTGGAGCAACTATAGTTAATCCTAAGCCGCCTAGCAATGACGAATTGTTTAGAAGTTACGGAACTGCAATTAACAAAATAAAAAGTATTAGCGATGAAATAATTTATCATCCTGTAAAGTATAAGATACTATTTGGTGACAAAGCAACTCCTGATTTACAAGTTAAATTTAAAATTGTTAAAAATACAAATATTGTTACTAACGATAATGAACTTAAATCAGACATTGTTGAATCAATTAATAGATTCTTTGATATTGAAAACTGGGACTTTGGCGAGACTTTTTACTTCCAAGAGCTTAGTGCCTATATCATAAACCAGCTGTCTCCGAAACTGGTAAGTATACTAATAGTACCGCGCCAAACAACACAATCGTTTGGTAGCCTATTTGAAATTAAGAGTGAGCCAGATGAAATATTTGCAAGCGCAGCCAAAGTGACTGATATCGAAACAATAGATCAGATTACTGCAACAAACTTACAAGCAACAGGCACAGTGCTTAACACAGTGTCAACAGCTTCAACAGCAGGAATTACAAGCAGTGCATCAACTACAACTACAACTACAACAGCAGCAACAGGCGGCGGCTTGGCTAACGCCAGCAACTCAGGCGGAAACGCCAGCAACTCAGGTGGAGGCTACAGTTACTAATGGCTAAGAATGATCAAAACGAAAGTGCCCTACCTGTTCCGGGCCAGAATAATAAAATTACTTCAAGTGATTTTCTACCAAAGTTTTTTAGAACACAAGCAAATAAAAAGTTCCTACAAGGTACACTAGACCAGCTTATACAACCTGGCGTTGCTGAAAAAGTAAATGGTTATTACGGCAGAAAAACTGCCAAAGCATACAAAGCTACAGATAATTATATCGACGATGTAACAGTTAATAGGACTAACTATCAATTAGAACCTGCTACTGTTATTAAAGACTTATACGATAATGTAACTTTTTATAAAGACTATAATGATTATATGGGTCAGTTAAATGTATACGGAGCAAATACAGATAACCATAGTCGTTTAAATAACCAAGAAACCTATGCATGGAACCCAAACATTGATTGGGATAAATTTGTAAACTTCCGTGAGTATTACTGGATGCCAAACGGCCCACTTAGTATACAAGTTAGAGGGCAAAGTAGAGATGTTGTTAGTACCTATACTGTTACTACTCAAGACCAAGGCGACAATATTGCTTATGTATTTAATGAAGGAATTACAGTTAATCCAACATTAAAACTTTACCGAGGACAAACATATCGTTTTGCAATTGACACTTTAGGACATCCGATATCAATTGCCCTTAGTAGAACGTTTACTCCAGGAGTAAGTGTTGATACTAACGTTAGTACACTTTATACTGATGGTATAACAATGTATGACGAACTAGGTAATGTTACTACAGATACATACATTGAAAAAGGCACCATTGAGTTTACTATTCCATCTAACGCACCTAATGTATTATATTATATTAGTAAAAATTCAGTAGATACTAGCAGTGCTATTAGAGTTTATGATATTGAGGAAAATACATTCCTTAATATAGATCAAGAAATAATAGGTAAGAAAACTTATACAACTGCAAACGGAGTAGTTTTATCAAACGGAATGAAAATTAAATTCCAAGGTGATATACTACCTGTTACATACGAAACTAATTCTTGGTATGTTGAAGGCGTTGGCTCTAAAATTAAATTAATTAAAGATCAAGATTTAATTATTCCAGCAGCATATAGTGATACAAAGCGTGTGGCATACGATAGTGATAACTTTGATACATTACCGTTTACAGATGCCACAGCTTATGCAACTAATCAAGATTATATTGTTATTAACAGGGCTACGCCTGATAGAAACGCATGGAGTCGATATAATAGATGGCATCACAAAGATGTAATATTAAAAAGTTTTGAACATAACGGGCTACCTAGAGATGTAGATGAAGCCAACCGCGCCAAGCGTCCTATTATTGAATTCGAAGCAGGCATAAAATTAAATAACTTCGGAGCATCTGCAAAACAAGATGTTGACTTAATAGATACATTTACTAAAGATGTGTTTAGTACTATTGAAGGACAAACAGGCTACAACATCGACGGAGTCAATCTTGCAGATAACATGCGTATTATGTTTACAGCAGATACTGACATCCGTGTTAGTGGTAAAATTTATCAAGTTAAATTTGTTAAAATTAGTAATGTAAGACAAATTAGTTTAATTGAAACTACTGATACTTTACCGTTAGATCTCGAAACAGTATTAGTTACACAAGGCGTAAAAAACGCAGGCAAAAGTTACCATTTTACTAATTTAAAGTGGGCTGCTGCACAAGAAAAAACTACACGTAATCAAGCACCATTATTTGATGTATTTGATGTAAACGGAAATAGCTTTAGTGATATTACAAGTTACGGATCAACTACATTTAAAGGATCTAAATTATTCTCATATGCAGCCGGAGAAGGAGTAGTAGATACTGAATTAGGATTTGCATTAAGTTATAAGACTATTGTAAACTCAGGCGATATTGTCTTTGATTTTAATTTATTAAACGATTCGTTTAACTATCAAACAGATACAGAAGTATTTACGCAGTCAATTAGCAGTGGATACTTAAAGAAATTTAAATCACTTACTGCATATTCTTATGTAAACGGCTTTAGTAGTACTCCTACAAAAAGTAAGCAGTTTGTTATAAAAGAACATGCAGCTACTGACTTACAAGTTAATAAATTTGTAATTGATGCGTATAATAACTCGAGTACTTTAACTGATTTAAAAATTGTAGTATTTGTTAATAATAAATTACAGATAATTACCACAAACTATACAGTTGATAAAACTAATAACAACGCAGCTATTATATTTAATAAAGATTTAACTGTTGGCGATATTGTTAAAATTAAAACAGACACTAAAACTATAAAAAATTCTAATGGCTATTACGAATTTCCATATAACTTGGAGCGTAACCCGTTAAATGATGATGTTAAGCAATTTACACTCGGAGAAGTAGTTGATCATGTTGATAGTATGTTGGAAGATATTCCAAACTATACTGGCACATACCTTGGATCTAGCAACCTAAGAGACTTGGGCGACTTAGATCATTACGGAAAACGGTTTGTTAAACACAGCGGTCCAATTAACCTACCGTTATATCATATAACTAACAAAAGCTATAATATTATAAAGGCTTTAAAGTTTTCCAAAAAAGAGTATTCTAGATTTAAGAAAACATTTTTAGATGTAGCTACTAATTTAGGGTATGACGGTCCAGTCAAAGGCCACGTAGATAAAGTGTTAAAAGAAATTAATAATGATAAGATAAAGTCGCAGCCATTTTACTTCTCAGATATGATACCTAATGGACCTTCTAACAAACTTGATTATACAGTATTAGATGCAAGAGTAACAGATTATCCAATTACTAATACTTTTAGTTTATCTGTATTAAGTTCGACAGGAATAACAATATATTTAAATAATGTACAACTAACATATCTTAAGGATTATAATTTTAATGTAGCTGGGTACGTTTCGATTGCCGCAGGACAAAAAGAAAACGATCTAATCGAAATACACGAATATGATAATACTGATGGCAGCTTTATTGCTCCTACTCCTACAAAACTAGGATTGTATCCTAAGTACTATCCAGAATTAACAATTGACGATACTGTACTTGCAACTGAGCCAGTTTCAACAGGCCCGTTTAAAGTATACGGCGAAGATAGTGCAACTGGTACTAGAGGTTGGTTCTATCCAGTCTACACAACTAAAGTGGCAGCTGGCACTGGCGCAGCATCGAAAGGCTATACATTTAAAGGAATGAATAAGATATTATATATTCCAGCAACTGGTGCAACTATTGCTGGAACTGATAATATTGAAATTGACGAGTTTCCAATTGGTGTTGCATTTATTAGAGGACACGATGGTAGTTACATTAAAGCTTATAAAGACTTTAGAGATGAACTGTTATTAGAATTAGAAAATAGAATCTTTAATAATATTAAAGCTGAATATTCAACTGATAGATTAGATATTAATGCCTTTATTGGCGGCGAGTTTAGAGTTAATGAATTTACAAAAGCTGAAATCGATAACACAATGCTTGGAGACTTCCAGCAATGGTTACAGCAAAATTTAAATAATGAAACGTTTACTAATAATACATTCTATGATAGAACTAATAATTGGACATTTAACTACTCAGATACTACATCTCCAGATGGAAATATAAATCCAGGATTTTGGAGAAGTGTGTATATAAGAGCATTTGATACAGACCGTCCGCATACTCATCCTTGGGAAATGTTAGGCTTAACAACTAAGCCAAGCTGGTGGAATACAGTTTATGGTCCGGCTCCTTATACAGGTGATAACTTAGTACTTTGGAGAGATTTAGAAGCTGGTCGAATTGCAGATCCTAAAAATACAAGAATTGATCTTAAATATGCTCGTACTGGTTTAACTAATTTTATTCCTGTTGCAAGCAGCGGTAAACTACTATCACCACTAGATAGTCGATATGCTAAAAACTTCCAAATAAGTAGTGCAACAAAGAACTTTAAATTTGGTGACAGATCGCCAATTGAAAATGCATGGAGCAGAAGTTCAGAATATCCTTTTGCTGTATTAACAGCAATGTTACTTAACAAGCCTGCCAAAACTATGAGTCTTGGATTTGATATTTCAAGGATAACTAAAAACTTAGCAAATCAATGGGTTGATAAGGATACAAACAAGCCTGTTGTTATTAAGAATCTAAAATTACCAAATACTATTAATTCATCTACAAGAACTATTACTTCTGGCTTAGTAAACTATATCTATAATCTAGTAGCAAGTGATATACTAACAGTATATGAAGGATACAAAACAGAACTAGCTACAATTACTAACCAACTAGGTATTAAAGTTGCTGGATTTACTAGCAAAGAAAAATTTAATTTAATACTTGATAGTAGGTCACCTACACAAGAACAAACACAAGGCGGAATATTTGTCCCGCAGGAAAACTATCAAGTATTCCTAAACACTAGTAGTCCTACTGAACTTGCAATTTACAGTGGTATGATTATAGAACGTGCTGAACTAGGTTATGTTATACGAGGATATAATTTAGAAAAGCCGTACTTTGAATATTATGATGTGCAGGAAGGATCGACTAGTTCGACAGTAACAGTTGGCGGAATAGCAGAAAAGGTCCAGCCGTGGAATAGTAATACTGCTTATATAAGTGGTGAAGTAATTCAAAATAACAATGCTTTTTATAGAGTTATTAATTCTTTTACAAGTAGTGTAACTTTTGATACTACAGATATAATTAAATTACCTGTGCTACCAGTTGAAGGCGGCAAAACTGCTGAATTCAAGAAAGACTTTTATACTCAAGAAATTAAAACGCTACAATACGGCAGCAGACTTAGTAATGCTCAAGAAGTTGTTGATTTTATATTAGGCTATAGTCAGCGTCAACAAGCAATTGGATTTAGTTTTGAAAATGTTATTAGCGGGTCAAACGTAGTTGAAAATTGGCCTAACGCAGCGAAGGAGTTTTTATTCTGGACAACACAAGGATGGGCAAACAGTGCGTTAATTGCATTAAGTCCTGGAGCAAACTTATTAGAATTTAAAAGAGATTATCATATAGTTGATAATATCAAAGATGATTTTTACGGGTACAGTATCTATAAAGCAGACGGTCTATTTTTAAGTTCAGAATTTAACAGTCTGTTAAGAGATCAAAATAGCTTTGGCCTAGAAACAGTTGATACTGACGAAGGATTATACCATGTATCACTTCCGTTGGTACAAAAGGAGCATGTTGTACTATTAGATAATACAACAGACTTCAATGATGCCATTTACACTCCGAGTACTGGCTACAGACAAGACAGAATTAAAGTTAATGGATATAGATCAGATGACTGGCGCGGCGGATTAAACATTCCTGGATTTGTATATGATGATGCGTCATATACCGACTGGGCCCAGTGGAAAGATTATAAGATTGGCGACATTGTAAAATACAAGCAGTATTATTATGTAGCTACACTTAATGCGTCCGGAAGTCAAAACTTTAATTCAACTAACTGGTATCAATTAAATGAAAAACCAGTATCGCAGTTAATGACTAACTTTGATTATAGAGTTACACAGTTTACAGACTTTTATGATTTAGATTCAGACAGCTTTGATATCGAACAGCAAAAAATGGCACAGCATTTGATAGGATATCAAAAGCGCCAGTATCTTGCTAATATTATTAACGACGATGTAAGTCAGTTTAAGTTTTACAGAGGAGCAATTGCAGACAAGGGTACTATGAATGTGTTTACTAAGCTGTTTAATGCGCTCGGCAACACGTCTGATAACTTAGAGTTCTACGAAGAGTGGGCAATACAAGTTGGACGTTATGGTGCAGTAGATGATGTGAAGCAAATTGAGTTTAACTTAATACAAGAAGACATACAAGAATCACCGCAAGCTATTGAGCTTGTAAATGTAATACCTAACCGCAACTATGACAAAATTTTCCGTATTAAACCTACGGATGTATATGATAGACCAGAAGGTTATACAAGCGAGCCGTTTCCTATTAAAACGTTAACTAGTGAATATATTAAAACTGCTGGTTATGCAAACGAAGACGATGTTGACTTTATTGTTGGAAACTTAGTAGACCTTGCATCAGTAGATACTAACCAAATTGATCTTGGTAATAGTATATGGATAACTGAGACAGATAATAAGAGCTGGACTGTTATGCAATTAGTAAGAGCAAGTGTAAATGCTAACATAGTTTCGACACTTACTACTACTGTTGCAGATAACGGATTGCGCCTAGTAGACATAACACTTGATAAGTGGGCAGATGCATTATTATACAAAGGCGACTATGTTGGTATCCGAGGAGCAAATGCATATGCAATAAACGGATTATATGAAGTAGATAATATTAATCTTAATACTATACAAATACGAGTTCCATTAGATAACGAAATAATTGATTTTGAAGAACAGTCATTTGCACTAGCTGTATTACGAACTGTACGAGTTAGTAACATCGCTGGAATTAACGCAGCCACAAATCAAGAGATATATCCTAAACAGCGATTATGGGTAGATACATACATTAATGAATGGGCTGTATTAGAAAATGATCCTGTTTATTTAAATTCTCAATCAATTACAAATCCGTCATTGTACGACAGTACTGATCAAGGATTTAGTGATAGTGTTGCTATAACTGCAAATAATAATAACGTGTTTGTATCATCACCGAATGATATAAACGGAAAAGTATCAGTCTATAGAAGAACTAGAGAACAATCTAACTTACTACTAGACCAAGAAATAAAACTTGATAATAACGATTTATTTAATATCGCAGATGCAGACTTTGGTAAAAGTATTGCAGTGTCGCCTGATGGCGAATATCTTATTGTAGGTATACCTCAGGCAAGTAATATTAAAACTAAACTAGCATATAAAACAGACGCATCGACTGGCGCAAGTACATTTGATTTCCAAGGCGATGCAACTTATATTAAAAGTGATATTGTACGTTATAGAGAAAGTTTATGGAAAGCAAATAGAGGAATACTTCCTCAAGTAGCTAACCAGCCATTTAGTACATTCGACACATATATAAACATTGCAAGTAGTGCAGATGCTGATAGCACGGTACTAAATCTTTTAGTTGCAGGCGATCCAGGATTAGCAAATAATACAGTAAGCCACTTGTTAGTACGCGCTCCTACAGACATGTACCTTGGAACAACCGCTGGCGATACAATTAACTTAGCGTGGAATCAACGTAGTTATGCATATCCTACATTAGATAACTATCTTCCATTTAATGGAGCAATTTCAGAAATAACACCATCATTTATAAATCAACAACATACAATTGTTGAAAAAATTGATCATGTATTTTTTATTGATACCTTTGTATCAATTCCAGTTGTAGGAGCTATAGTTTCGACTGACACTGGTAGTGCTGAAGTAACATATACAAGTACACGTAATGACAGTGCAGTAGTATATGTTAAAAATACAAACGGTGTATTTGGTATTACTGGTAATTTATATGTTAATGAAATTGAATTAGTAGGAGCATATACAGAAGAGTCGACGTACAGTACAACAGTTGCGGTTGGCGGCTTTTGGTATATTAATACAGGCTTTAGTTATTCAAACGATGGTATATATTATGACGCAGGACGTGGATTAGTTTACGCTGATGTTAAACTCCAAGGATCTGCCCGTGCGCTTAATAATTATTCTAATATTCAAGACACTGTTGGTAGTATCGGAGTATATGTAACTAAGAAAAACCAAGCTAGTTTTATTAGCCAGTTATCATATAGAGGCGATCCATCAGGCGCAGATGCTCAGGATGGTACCGAACGTGATCTGCCTAGTAATAAATGGGTAGCACGAGCTGCAAAATCATTTACTGACACATTAACTAACGGAGCTGTGCAAGAATTTAGATTATATAACCTTGATAACAGAGTAATTGATGTTACAAGTGCTGGATTTTCATACGCTATTTTAAACAAGCAACAGACAATTGTTGACTTATGGGACGGCTACGTAGATTTTACTCTTACAGAATTTGATTTCCAAGGGTTTGCATACGAACCACAAGTTGGAGACATAATTGAAGATGTTCAAATTCCTAGAGACGGCCAAGGCGGATTAGCATTAACTAGTATTACATCTAGCAGTGCTGAAGTAATGTTTATGCAGCGTAACTTTACTAGTGTTAGAGTCTATCTAAAAATTGTTGCAAATACAGACGGTACTACAGGCGCCTGGAATGAACTATCAAATATTGGTCGCTATCAAATCCTCCGTAGAGCAAACACTGCACTACGTGGAGCTACTGATGTATCTCGCAAAATAGGCACAGTAACAGATGTAAACAATGGCATTGTGTTAGGAACAGCATTAATTGGCAAGTTAGTTGTATACGAAAAAGTTGGCAACTTTGATGTTGTTGCTACTCCGTTAATAACAGATGAGGAATATTGGTTCTTTGATGAAACAACTGAATCTGGTGTACAGCGCGTACAAAACCCTCCTTACAGTTTAAATAAAGATTATACACAAGTATATAATATACCAGCAGCACTTACTGGAACATCTCCAGTATTAGCAGATGAAGGTGCATTTTCTATCTATAGAAGATTGCGTAACGGCACTTATAGATTCCAAGATACATTTACATCAGAGCATAGAGCTGCAAATAGAAAATTTGGATCTAAAGTTGCAATAGTACAAACAGGAAATTACTATACACTTCTAGTTGCAAGCGATAGTGTTGTTAGTGCCGGCGAAACTGATTCTACCGGACGCAGAGTGCATCCTGGAGCAATTGAAATATTTAGACACGGAGTTGCAGTAACTGATAGTTTTAAAGGCGAATATAAAATATCAGCTTATGTTGTAGACGATGTTATAATATATAAAGATGATTACTATATTTGTCGCAAAGCAGTAACAGCAGGCCAAAATGTTATTCTTGATCCAATTTACTGGAACAAAATAAGCTGGAAGCAAGCTAAAGACGATAACTATCGCGGCAACTTTGATAATTCGTATACCTATAAGAAAGGAAATATAGTTGTACAAAGTAATGCACTATGGGAAGCCCAAACTAATATAGCAGTAAGCGCAGCAGTACCAAGTGCTTCAAACGTTTCCTGGGCAACAGTAAGCACTAATATTGATTACTTGGGGTACTTACCAAACCTAACAGCAAATGCATTTTACAATGAATCGGTATTTGATCCAATTGAAAATATATTAGAATTTAGTAACAGTTTTGATATTAGTGCCGATGCACAAGTATTAGTTGTAACAACAAAACAAACAGATACTACGAGTACAGTAAATACTAAGCTTGCAATATACCGTGTAACTAATGATAAGTTTACGTTAAGCCAAACAATAAATGCACCTGATAATATTACAGGCTGGGCTGACAAAGTTAGTTTAAATCCAGCAGGAACACAAATTGCTGTAAGCTCAATGCTATCTGATGTTAGTAAAATTAATCAAGGTGTTGTTTATGTTTACACACAAACAGCAGGAACATTTACATTAACTCAAACACTTACACCACCAAACAACGAAGAAAGCGAAGGCTTTGGCTTTGGACTATCATACGGAACTGATAACTTAGTTGTATCTAGTTTAAATGGCGACCAAACAATACCAACTACGTTTGACATTAGTGCATTTACTGCAACAGACGATACAGCGACTACGTTTGATAACTTGTTTACTAACTTTAAGAATATTAAACTAGATAAAGGAGCTGTATATGTTTATGAAAATATTAATAATAACTTAATATATTCAGAGCAGTTTACATATTCGTTAACACAAACTACGTTTGGCAAGAACATTTATACTAACGGAAACCACGTTTATATCGGAATGCCTGATCAGCTAACAAGTGCGAGATCAGGCGGAACTGATGACTTTGCTGGCTACAAAGGATCAATAGTTGACTTTAGAAAAAATGCAACAACATTTGCCTGGAGTGTTATTAGTGATGGCATTACTCCAGTTGACGTAGATAATATCCGCGGCATGTTCTTGTATAACAAGCGTGAAAATAGAATCGTAACGTATGTTGATTATATTGATCCAATACAAGGCAAAATTGCTGGACCTGCCGACCAAGAAATTACATTTAAAACTCCATTCGATCCTGCTGTATATAATACAGGAGCACTTGCTGATAATTCAGTTGATCCGAATAGAGCATGGACAACTACACATGTTGGTCAAGTATGGTGGAATATTAGCAGTGCTAAATTTGCCCATCCGTACCAAGGTACCACGGCATTCCAAAAGAATACTTGGAATAAACTAACACCAGGAGCAAGGATAGATATTTTTGAATGGGTGCAAAGTGATTTTATTCCAAGTATATGGGATAGCGTTTCAGATACTCCTAACGGAACTGCTGCTGGAATTAGTGGAGCCAGTTTATTCGGTGACACAAAATATTCAACAGAAATAATTTATGACGAAGTTAGTAAGACGTTTACTAATAGATATTACTTTTGGGTAGTTAATAAAGTTACAATTCCTGTTATGGAAAATAGAAAATTAAGTATTACAGATATTGCTGCACTAATAGAAAATCCAAGAACACAGGGTTATCCGTTTGTAAGTTTGCTTTCTAAAAACAAATTTGTTGTTAATAACTTTGATTCACTTATTGATAGTGATGATTTAGTATTGAATATTAAATATTCAACTGGTCCTAAGAAAACACAAAACTTGCATAGTCAATATAAGTTAATATCAGATGGGTTAAGTACAAGTAAGCCTGACTCCGATATAGAGCGCAAATGGTTTGATAGTTTAATTGGCTTTGACGACAATAACAGAACTGTTCCTGATCCTACAATAACTATTAAAAACCGTTATGGTGTACAGAATCGTCCAAGACAAAGTATGTTTGTTAATAGATTTGAAGCACTAAAGCAGACTATTGAAAGAATAAATTTAAAATTAGCAGAAAATCTTGTAGTTGACGAATATGATATTTCTTCATTATCCAATCAAGATTCTAAGCCTACATTACTATCTAAAGAGTATGATATAGTAACAGACACGTTAGCAGAACTTTCATTTGTAAGCACAAATAAAATTACTTCTGCTGTACTAACACCTATTATTACTAATGGTAGAATAGCAAGAATTGATATTACTAATGCAGGACGCGGCTACAAAGTTGTACCAACCTTTAAAATTAACGGTGCTGGTACTGGCGCTGAATTTGATATTACTATTAATAATCTAGGTCAACTAACAAGCATTAAAATTACTAACGCTGGCAGTGGTTATAACAGTAGTACTACTATAACAGTTAGACCAGTCACTGTATTAGTTAACGCAGACGAAAGTATACAAAGTAAGTGGGCATTATATTCATGGAATGGTACTGCGTGGTATAGAAGAAAACTACAAAGTTACAATGTATCGCTGTATTGGGACTATGTTGATTGGTATGCAACTGGATTTAATCAGTTTACTAATATTAACGATACAATAGTTGGATCATATCAGTTAGCAGGCTTAGCCAATTCTATTGGTAGTATTGTAAAAATTAAAACAGTAGGTGCCGGCGGCTGGCTATTACTACAAAAAGTAGACTCGCAGGTTACTGAAGATTATACAGTTAACTATAATACTGTTGGACGTGAAAACGGTACAATACAGTTTAAAGATACATTGTATGATTATTCAAAGAATACTGTAGGATTTGATAATCGCAGTTTTGATAGTAACTTTTATGATAATAATCCAAATCTTGAATTAAGAATTATACTTAAAGCAATTAGAGATAAAATCTTTATAGGAAACTTAGAAGTTGAATATAATCAATTGTTTATGTCAGCTTTACGCTATGTACTTTCAGAGCAGAAATCAGTTGACTGGATGTTTAAGACTAGTTTTGTAAAGTCAAAGCATATCAGAGGATCATTAAGCTTACAAGACATAACATTTAATAACGATAACTTAGCAAGCTATCAAGAATTTGTTGAAGAGTTTAAACCATATTCAACAAAGATAAGAGAATTTGTTAGTGAATACGCAGCAGTAGATCCTACAAACAGTTCGATTAGTGACTTTGATTTATCGCAAGCGTATAATTCAGTTACTAAGCAAATTGAACCAAGTAAAGCAACTATTGTAAACGGTATAATTGTAGATCAAAATCTCGACACTACTACATATCCTCGCAAAAATTGGAAAGATAACCACGGATATCAAATAACTGGAATTAAAATAGGCACTGGCGGCTCAGGATTTACGTTTGAACCTACTGTTAACTTAACAGGCGGCGGTGGAACTGGCGCAACGGCAACGGCATATTTAGGTTACGGTGTAATTACTAAAATTGTAGTTACTAATCCAGGAAGTGGATATACAAGTGCTCCGACAGTAGTAATTGCTGGCTCCCAAACATCAACAGGAATAGTTCCAACAGCAACAGCAGTGCTTGGAAACGGAGTTGTGAGAAGTCCAAGTGTTAAAATTAAGTTTGATAGAATTACTGGCACGTTTACATTTAGTACACTTGCTAAGTCAGAGACATTTGCAGGCACAGGATTTGAATCGAGAATATTCTTAGAATGGCCAATGAATCTTGATACTAAGAAAGTAAGTGTGTATATTGATAATATTTTACAGTTACGTAGTAAGTATACATTTGTAAATATTGAAAATAACGATGTTACATATAGTAGAGAGCAAGGAAAGATTGTATTTGCAACTGCACCAGCACTAAACGCAGTTATAAAAGTAGACTATAATATACCATTAAGTATGTTAAATGCAGCAGATAGAGTTAATCTTGCATATGCACCGATTGCTGGCATGTACGGCAATGATTTAGCACAGCTAATGACTGGTATTGACTATGGTGGTGTTGAAGTACGCAGCTTTAACTTTGCAGGACCGAGTGGTTTTGATACTGCTGGATGGTATACTGATAATTGGGATACATTTGATAACACTTTTGAAGATCAAGTATTTACAGCAGATGGTTCTACAATTGCAGTAGAATTAAGTGCTCCTCTTGCAACAGGCATTGTATATAACCTTTATAAAAACGGAGTAAGAATAGACGATCCTAATTATGTAGACGCAAACAATCCTGGAGCAAACGTAAATGCTATTACACCTAGTATCACAGGAGACGGTACTACTAATATAATATATGTACAAGACTTAGGAATAAGTTTATTAGACGGCGACGTGTTTGTTGTAAGAAAGACATCCAGCGATGGTAGTGTTGTGCCTGACACAACTAGTTTTGATACAGCACTTAGCGGAGGCGACTTAGCATATGCAACTGCAAAAGGAATCACAGCAGAAGAAATTATTGTAGATGGTGACGGCTTTGTTACTCCTACAACTAGCAGCGGTCCTGAAGAAGTAATTCCTGGACAAGTACTTGACACATTAGATATTAAAGTATTTACGAGAGATAGTGCAGGTCAAGGTGTTATTAACAGCCAAAACTATATTATGGATAGCGTATTAACTTATAACTTAGGTGTTACTCCAAATAGTAGTAACGCAGTTATTGTAAAAGTTGCTAATGTTATATTACCACAAACTGATTATACAATTAATTGGGCTGCAAACACTGTAACACTTAATACAGCAACAGTAGGAGCAGAACTTAGTATTGTAACAGTTGCACAAGGCGTACAAAACATACTGGACTTTGGTCAAGTTACCGGTGACGGTTCGACCACAGCATTTGAGACTACAGTAGATTGGGCCGCAGGAGTGAGCGTGTACGCTAGTATTAACGGAGTACAACAAATTGTTACAGTATCTAAGTCGGCATCTACTACTAAAACTGTTATTGGATTTAGTCAAGTAGTAAGTGCTGGAGCAGTAATTAATTATACTGTATTCTCAGCAAATGCACAAGTTAATTATAGTCAAATTACTAAAGATTCGTTTATAGGTAACGGCGCACAAAAAGTGTTTACATTAGCAAGTGCTCCTTTATATGCAATTCCTACAGAACATAATATTATTGTTAAAGTAGATAATGCAATATTAAATGCAGGATACAATATACAGTATACAATTCCAGCAAACAGTCAGCGTGAATTTGCATTAGAAACATTCCAAATGCCGCAGGGTAGTTTAGATGTTGCAGATACTAAGGTATTTGTAAACGGAATTGAAATTACAACTCCTACACAATGGCGCTTTGAGCCTGCGAATAGTAGTATTGTACTTGCAGATGAAATTGGCGTACCAGGCGACTTACTTGAAATGTATATAATTACAGATGGCGATTACAGAGTTAGTGGTACTACAGTAACATTAGACACTGCGCCTTCAAGTACCGCAACAGTAGAAATAATACAATTTACAAATCACGATATATTAGGACTTGAGCGCATTAATTATGATGTTGTAACAAGAACAACATTAACATCTGATGATGTAAATTACGATATATACAACAGATTAACAGTTGGTGAAATTACTTTACGTAAACCTGCCGTTGATGCACAGTATGTATGGGTAAGTGTAAATAGTGAGCTATTAACACCTAGTGTTGACTACTTTGTAACTAATGATAAGTTAAAAGTACAGTTGGTTAGACAGCCGGCAGCAAATGATGTTATAGACATTATTCACTTTACTGCTCCAGTAAGTGTGCCTAAGTTTGCATTTAGACAGTTTAAAGACATGTTGAATAGAACACACTTTAAGCGTCTTGATACATCGAGCGCAAAACTAGCTAAAGCATTAAACTATTACGATATAAGAATTGAACTAGATGATGCAAGTACATTAGCAGAACCAAATAAATCACAGAACTTACCAGGTGTAATTTTCATTGAAGGCGAGCGCATTGAGTACTTTGTTAAAGAAGGTGTATTACTACGTCAGTTACGTAGAGGAACATTAGGTACTGGAGTTAAGAATACTTACGCATTAAATACTAAGGTGTACGATCAGAACATAAGTAAAACTGTTCCGTATAAAGATAGTACATTAGCATATAATGCTACTGCAACAGGTGCAACAAGTGTGTTTACAGTTAGTTACCCAGTTGCATCAATAAACGAAATTGAAGTATTTGTTGCAGGAACACGTCTACGTAAGACTGCATTAGATATATTTAATCCGCTAACAGCACTAGATAGCCCAAAAGGCGATGCTATTGTTGTTGCAGACTTTACATTTGATGCAAATACTAATGCAATAACATTACTTGCAACACCAGCAGCAGATACAAGAGTAACAGTAGTGAAAAAAGTAGGACAAAGTTGGACAACATTCGGAGAATCATTAGGTGATACAGAAAATAGTATTGCGAGATTCTTACGTGCAGGAACATCTGAGCTACCTGAATAAATACAGTATAGGAAAAATTAAATGAGCGATAACATGCAAGACACAAACGGAGTACTAGTTCAGGGACATATTAAGATATTTGACCCTGAATCACAAAAGGTATACATTGACAAGCGCAATGCAATCCATTATGAGAATATGAGTATTGCACTAGCAGATAGTTTAGCAAACGCTGGATCAGGATTTATATATGAAATGAGCTTTGGAAACGGCGGAACAAGCGTTGATCCAACTGGTATTATTACATACTTAACACCTAATAGCACAGGAACTAATGCAAGTCTATACAACCAAACCTATACTAAAGTTGTTGACGACAGAAGTGTAAATAATACTGACCCTGCAAGAAATAAACTTGAAACCCGACATGTAGCGGGTACAAATTATACCGATATTGTTGTAAGTTGTTTACTTGATTACGGCGAACCAAATGGACAAGATGCATTTGATACTGCAAGTGCAACAGACAGTCCGTATGTGTTTGATGAGTTAGGATTACGTAGCTACAGTGCTGCTGGAACAGGAAGATTAATGACACATGTTATTTTCCATCCTGTACAGAAGTCGCTTAACAGATTAATACAAATTGACTACACTGTGCGTGTACAAAGTTTGGCAGGGTAAGGGATAAAATATGCCATATACAATAAATTACACAGATACTGTTAACAAAGGTACAATAATTGTTGAAGACAATGCACTAAACACAGAAACAACTTTAAGTTTTCCAGGCAGAGGAACAACAGCATACGGTCAAGCAGTAAATGAAAACTTCTTGCATATACTAGAAAATTTTGCAAACACTACTGCACCATTGCGTCCAGTAGAAGGTCAATTGTGGTACGACACAACAGCAGGAGTTGATCAGCTAAAGGTTTATGACGGCACAAACTGGGTTGCAAGTGGCGGACTTAAAAAAGCCAGTGCAGCACCAGCAGTAGCAAACAGTAGTGCAGGCGACTTGTGGGTTAACACAGAAAGTCAGCAATTATATTTGTTTACAGGCAGTGCTTGGGTATTAGTAGGACCAGACTTTAGTGATGGACTTTTAACTGGTGCAACAGCACAAGCAATTGTAGGAATTGATGATATAACTTATAATGTATTATCAATTAAAGTTGAAGACAAGCCAGTAATTATTATTAGTAGCCAAACGTTTGTACCAAAGACATCGATAAAAGGTTTTAGAACTGGAATTAATCCTGGTATGAATATTGCTGATGAAGCAATTGTTGGCGTACAAGCATTAAAATATTATGGCACTGCTGAAAAAGCAGAAGCATTAGTAGTTGGTAGCGTTTCAATTCCAGCAAGTAACTTCTTAAGAGGCAACGCTGCAAGTACAACAGACTATCAGTTAAGTGTTAAAAGTAATGATGGAATTAAAATTGGAACAGGCGGCCAGTTAAGTTTAGGTATTGATGGAGAAACTGGAGTTATACAACATAACACTAGTGGATCAAGTATTGACATTAGAATGCGTAATGGTAACTTAACTCCAACTGTGTTAAGTGTTAACAGTGAAGGTAATGTTGGATTTAATAACAGCGCACCTGAGCAAGCAATTGACGTTAACGGCAATATTAAGATATCTCCTAAAACTGGCGTAGCAGAAACTGGTATTTTACAAGTTACTAGTGTTGATAATGCTTCTTCAATTGGTACAGGTAGTATTAGAACTGCAGGTGGAATTGGTATTGCACTTAATGCATACGTAGGCGGCAACGTTGATATTGGCGGCATATTACAAACAGGTAATGTTACTCCTGATGGATCAGGCACAAGAAACATTGGCACAGCAGTTGCTAAGTATGACCAAATCCATGCTACTACATTCTTTGGAAATATGCAAGGTAATGTAAGCGGAACAGTTAGTGGAAGAGCAGGAAGTGCTGACAGGCTAGCAAGTGCTACAACATTTGCTTTAAGTGGAGATGTTAGCCCGTCAAGCTTTGAATTCGACGGACAAACAGGCGGAAGCACAAAAACTTTTGCTGTAAGTATTGCTGATAGCTTTATTAGTAACAAGACTATTACTTACGATGCCGGTAACGCAGACGAATTATTATTAAATGTAACATCAGGAACAACAGGTGTCTATAGAATTACAAAACGTAACTTCTTAAAAACAATTCCGCTAGTACCAGCAGGATCAATGATGGCATTTGGAGGTAGTGAAGCACCTACAGGTTGGCTATTTTGTGATGGAACTGAAGTTAAAAAATCAGACTTTAATACATTATGGTTAGCTATATCGCACAACTTTAAAGATGCTAGTTTAGTGTCAGATAATGGTGTTAGCTTATTTACATTGCCAGACTTTAGAGGCAGAATGGGATTAGGCCTTGATAATATGGGCGGTCCAAGTGCAAACAGAGTAACAAATATTGCTGCTGACGCAATAGGCGGTAACGCAGGATCAGAAACATATTCAATTGGAACTGATAATTTACCAGAACATGAACATGACTTAGAAGGTGCTAGTGGTACACAGTTCTACGGAATTAGAGTTGGAGCAGGTGAACCTGTTGATGACAACGCTATTTCACTTCCAATTGAACCAGGATTAGGTGGAACACAGGGCATTGCATCTAGTGGAGGTGTTAAAACAGAAGCAACACTAGGTACGCCTTTTAATGTTATGAATCCTTTCTTAGCAGTCAACTATATCATCTACACCGGAGAATAACATGAGCTATCAACTAAACAAGACAGACGGTACACTGCTAACAGACTTAATTGACGGGCAGATTGATACAAATAGCACTAACCTTGTGTTAGTTGGTAGAAACTATACCGGATACGGAGAATATTTTAACGAAAACTTTATTAAGCTATTAGAAAACTTTAGTAACACTGCTGCACCTAGTAATCCTTTAACTGGGCAACTATGGTGGGACAGTACTAGTCAAAGATTACAAGTGTATAATGGCACTGTATGGAAATCAAGTGGCGGCCCAATTGTACAAACTACACAACCGCAAATGGTAGCAGGCGACTTATGGATTGACAGTCTAAATAATCAAGTATATGCGTATGATGGTACTGACTTAATGTTAATGGGTCCACAGTATACATTAACACAAGGAAAAAGCGGATTTGAAATAGGAAGTATACTTGACTCACAGAGTCGTTCACGTACTGTTGTAAACTTATATGTTGGTGGCACACTTTCAGCAGTAATTAGTAATATTGAGTTTACTCCAATTTATGCACAACGAGTACTCAGTTTAGTTACAGCAACAAACCCAACAGGGATTATTAAAGTTGGGTACAACGTAATTGATACTGCTAATTTTAAATTCAGAGGTATTTCAGATTCATCAAACGCACTTGTTACAGCAGGCGGCGTAGTTAGAACTGCTGATAGTTTCCTTCCTTCAACAGCAAACGGCATTACTACTGGTAATTTAACAATACAAAACTCAGGTGGCCTAACAATTGGCTTATCACAAAATAACGTACAAAAAGTTGTTGGTCCTAGATTTTATATTGAGAACCAACTTACAGATCACGATTTAAGCTTACGAGTTAAGTCAAGCACGTTTGGCGCTATCTCAGTAGATGCAATTTATATAGATTCAAGTGCTGCAAAAGTTGGTATATTTACAACTAACAGATTGCCAGCATACACACTAGACGTTGAAGGCGACATTCGATGTACTGGTAACTTAATTGTTGAAGGCACTAGAGTTGCACTAGATGTTGCTACACTTAGAGTTGAAGATAAAGTAATTGAAATCGGTGTAATGAACGATAGTACTGAACTTACAGACGCTCAAGCAGACATATCAGGAATACAAGTTAACAGTAAGCAAGGTAGTAAAGATATACTTTGGATGAACTCTACAAATGCATTTACAACAAATGTAAACTTTGATTTATTAAACACTACTCAAAGTTATAAAATTGGAGGAGTTGATAAACTTACAAACGATTCACTAGTTAATATTTCAAAGGCACTAGAATTAACTCAAATTGGTACACTTACTATACTACAAATTGATGAAATTAATATCAATGGTAAGATAATTAGTTCCACTAATGACATGGCACTTACATCAACTGCTGGTATAGCAATTACAGGTGGTGGCGACATTAATGTTACTGACGCACAAAAAATTACTGGTGTAGGAAAAGCTATTAGTGCTAAACAAGCAGTACTACTAGCTGTAACAGAATCTGCATCAGGTACAGTTGTAACTAAAGCATATTCAGATCAAGAA